GAAGGGGGCGGTCTCGCCATCCAAGGCCAACAGCTCCCCCTCCAGCTCGATCTCGATGGGCTTGTCACTGAGGAAGTCCACCGCCTTCTTGGGGGCCAGACTGGCGCGGGGCACCGTCAGTATGATGGACTCGCCACCGATCACGCTGCGCCCGTCCAGAACCAGCTTGGCTTTCACCTCCGGCTGCACGTTGCCGGCGATGCGTGACCCTGTGACAGCGTTATAGCTGGCGCTGACGGTCACCGGGCCGCCGTCTGCCACGGCGCCCGCCTTGGTGGCGCGCAGCAGTCCCAAGGCATAGTTGATCTCAAAATCAGTGCCGAGCACCAAGGCGGTGGCTCCCTCCTTCACCACCAGACCGGTGGCCGAGAGGTTAGTTTTACCGAGTGACAACCATTTCGGATGGGCGGGCAAGGTCAGTGGGACCTCGGCCAGCGTCCCCGCCCCCTGGTTGATGGGGCTCTCCAACCCCATAAAGGCGGCGGCCAGCAGGACCGGCGGGATCTCGCTGGTCTTGATGGTGACAGTAGCGGGCTTGGGCACGAAGTAGGTCTCCCGCGCCTGACCCAACTTGCCCTTGCGCTTGCTCGGGATGCTGATTTTCTCGCTGTCCGGTTTGACCTCCAGGCTGTTGACGTCCACCGGGCCTATCACCCCGTTCGATACGTTGTTGGTGAAGGTCTCGATATAGAGATCCCCTTCCAGGTGCAGTGTTTCGCTCATCAGCGTTCTCCCTTGAATTTCACTGTCGTCTTGAAAGCAAGGGGCAGATACGCCACCCCGCCCTTGTAGCTCGGCCGAACCGGTGCAGTTTCACGCCGAAAGGTGCTGTCACCGCAGGCCCGCCCGGCAACGACCTGCAGCATCCGCCCCATCCACACACCGGCGCCGGCCTCCTTCGGGCTGGCGCGATGCACCAGCACCAACAGCCAGACCTGATCGAACGCGCTTTGCCGCCCCGACTGGGTGGTGTCGCTCTCCCGTTCGCCCTGGTAAATCACATGGATGGCCGGGGTGTGCTGACCCAGGTTGGCCACCGCATCCAGGTCGGTGGCCACAAACACCTCCTTGAGCCCTTTCGCCTTTAATGGCAGCAGCAGGTCGCGCAGCACCTCACCGGCAGCGAGGTAGTCGAGCTCGGGGGATGAAGTGCTGGCTTGAGTGCTGGCTTGAGTGCTCATAGAAAGCCCCCATTGCTTCGGCCAAAGACCCGGCCATCAGAGTGCAGTTGAGCCAGGTTCTGGCTCTCCAGGGTGGCCCCATCGACCGCCAGGCCCAACGCCAGCTCTCCCTTGCCCACCAACTTGAGGAAGGCCAAGGCAGCCTCGTTGCGCTTGGCGATCTGCTCCGGTGCCTGCTCGCCATAGAGGCGGTGACGGGCAATATCGGCGCAGATAGGTACCAGGGCACTCGGGATATGGGCCAGCGGCAAGGGGTAGCGCCCTGCCAGGTAGCCATCGATCAAGGCTCCGGCGTCCTGCAGGGCGATGGTGATGGCGGCCTGATCCAGCTCGCCGGCTGGCGTCATGGCGAGGCGCAGCAGCTCCGCCTCGCCAAACCGGATCACCATGTCATTGACGCTGGCGTAGCTCATTTGCCCTTACCCTTACCACTGGCAGGCTTGGCGGCAGGCACCTGGCTTGGGGGCTCTGTGCTCAGGCCACCCACTGCTGCGTCCAGCACCCCGCCCGTCTGCGGTGGGTCAGCTGGCGAAGGCTCGGCATCCTCCGCCAACCGCACGACCACCAGACGCGGATCGGCCTCCAGGGTCTCGCACTGCAGAGGCGACACCGCCATCTCAGACTTGCCTGGATCAATCGCCAAGCCCGCTCGGAAATAGACCTGACGAAGCGTTGATGTAATGCCAACTCGAATAGCCTGTTCCATCTCATGTTTCCCTCTGTCTCGTTCAGTCCAGGATCCTGTTTAAACGAGGGTTAAACACCCGCTCTGGCTCGTTTAACCTCACCGTTAAACAACACGGGTGACTTACAGGTAGTCAGCCACCACCAGCTTCAGCTTGCCCTTGAGCTCGTTGCTGCTGCTATCGGAGAGCTCCCGCTCCAGCATCCGGGTCGCCAGCTTTTCCAGGGAAGGCGGTACCACCAGCAAAGTCGGCTTCACGCCAAGCTTGCGGCCGCCATCCGCCTGGAATTCCCGCATCCTGGAGAAGGCATCCCACAAATTGTCTGGGGTGAGTGCCCGTTTGTTGGCAAACGCCAGCTGCCAGAAACCAAAGCCAGCGGCATCGCGGCAGTCCACCCCGTAACGAAACTCCTTGCGGGTGAACACGGCTTCATCATCGATCTTGGTCATGGCGATAAGCTGCGGCGCCTTGCGCTCCTGGAAGATGATGGGCTTGAGGGCGCGGCTGGTATCGAGCAGGAACCAGGGCTCACCGGCATAGGCGCCATCCACCACCAGGTTGGCGCTCATTACCGGAGTCCCCGTGCCATCGGCTTTGGGATAGACGGGGTGATCGGTGTCGAAGAAATACTGAGCGTCGTAGCATGGCGTGGTGAAGCCAGCCCCGAGCAGGCCGAAGCAGAGCTCGTCGGGATGTACCCCTGCCGCCAGACCCATCTCCTGAAACAGGGGGGCATAGATACCCAGCTCGTCATCCTCGATATCGTTGCGATCGACCCCCACGGTGGCCTCGAAGTCTTCGTTGACGATTTGGTAACCGTGCGCCTTCATTGACTCAATTACCCGATCCCCGACCCACTTGCGCAGACTGGGAAACTTGCCCAGCCAGCCATAGGTATTGGATTTGGTGGTCGATTTGATGACGGTCGCGATCTCTGTGTATTGGGTCGGCGCCTCCCCCTTGGCGTCTTCAAAGTTCTTCTTGAAGCCGGTGAAGAGGGACTGCAGCAACGCAGGTGTAATGATGGCCATAGCGGTGTTCCTTCTCTGGATAAACAGGTTGGTCTGGCGGTCGCGTTCGTCCGATTACGCCGCTGCGCGGCTAATCGCACCTACCGGCCTTTTGCCTTGGCAAACTCTTCGTAACTGATACCGAGTTGATCGGCGGCATACTTGTCATCTGCCGAGAGCACCGCCTCTCCCTTCTTCTCTGGCAGGGTCACTTGGGTGGTCTGGCTGGCGGCCAGCGCGGCAATGGCCGGGCGCGGCTCCAGCAACGCCTTGAGGGCGGCCACCCCCTTCTGGGCGGCGTAGGCGGTCAGGTACTCCTCTTCTGCAGCCACCACCTTGCCCTGGGTACGGGCATCTTTAATCAGGGTCGCGGCATCCGTGGTCTCGACCTTGGCGCTTAAGCTCGCCACCTGAGTCACCAGGGCGTTGTAGGTCTCCACCGGCACATACTTGGCCAGGTCAATCTGGCCACCCTGCCCTGGCTGTGCCTTGAGGGCGGCCAGCGAGGCCTTTTCTGCTGAGAGGGCCGCCTCAAGTTCCGGCGCTTTCTTGGCGCTGGCCTGCAGGGTATCCAGAGCAGCCAGAGCGGCAGTCCCCTGCTCGGCGGTAAACTGGCCATCGGCCCCCGGCTGGATGCCGAGTTTGCCGAGCAGCGCGATCAAGTGTTCGTTCATGGATTTCTCCTGTTGTGCAACATGGGATGAGGTGGCCAACTGGCCGGGTTGATTGGTCTTGGGGGGTAAGGCACTGAGGGCGGCCAGCGCCTGCATGCCCACCACACCGGGATCGTTAGTGATGGCAGTCATGCGCAGCTCCAGCGGGCGGCCTTGTGCGTCATAGGGGAAAACGGCAGACAGGAAGCGGTACTCTTTGGCAGCCACCAGAGCGGCGGCGCGATCGGTCCAGCGCGGCTTGATAAAGAGGCCCTGCCCTTCGCGCCATGCAATCTCGTCACTGTTGTACCAACCGGCCGCAGGAGCTGGCTGGCCGTTCTGGTCGGTCTTGAGGGTCTGGTGGTCGTAGTCGATGAGGATGTCTTGCCCAAGGGCTTTGGCGCGGGCAATCAGGGCTGCAGCGATCTGCCCGTCCAGTTGCCAGTGACCACTCGCCACATCGAACGGGCGACCATCACGGGCCTTGAAGGGGCCAACCGGCAGCAGCTGGTACCAGCCATCGCCTTGGGGGGTGAGTTGCGCATCGAGCACCGCCAGCCGCTCCCCGTTGACGGGGTTGGGTTGGAGGATGGCCACGAAGGGCGCTGAGTATGGGGTCTTGGATATGTTCATGCCGCCATAGTGCGGCGGCATGAAAGGAGATGGGGTTTATGGTAGGTTAGAACACCTCAGATTACTAATAACGACTATTTATATGAATCAGATTAAGAAAGTTGTTCAAGATGGTTATAAGTGCGACACCGATCACTCAGACCTTGAACTAGCATATATCTCATTGAAGATCGCATTAAAGGCTTACACGTCAACATATAAAGAGCTTCAGTATGAATTTGCGCCATTAATAAACACACCCACTGTTGACTACTCTAAAATTTCTGCAAAAAACACCTATCAAATCCTTTATACTGAAACCATTATTCATTTTCAGCATTTCTTTGAGCTTGTATTAAAAAGTTTTTTAAGAAATGAACATCCATTACTAAGTGATCGTATACAAGATGACCAAGCCACTCTACTTTTCAAGATCTTAAAAGGCCAGAAAGTTACACCAAAAGAAGATACCCAACTCCTGTCGATAGAGTTCGGAGAAACAATTAACCGCGTAATAAAGTTAGGCTGCGAGATCGAAGAAATAAAAGAGCTTGCACTGTCTCCTGTAGACTTCGATACGCTAAGAGAACTTAATAGCCTTAGAAATAGGATATGGCACAGAGGTCTTTTTATTCTCAACTATAATTCCCTTGATATTTTAATTTGTAAGTTCGTATTACCTCTCCTGAAGAAAATACTAAGTAAAAAAGTATTCACAGAAAACGAATCAAAATGGAAATATTCGCAGTTAGCATGCTCATTGAAACCTCTAGAAGAACTCTTTGAAATGTCTAACTCTGAATCTATTGATATTGGTAAGATAGCAATGCTAAAAGAGTTCTGCCGCGCAGCTTATAACAATCCCTTAGACATGAATAACATCGAGGATGATTATGATTTTAAATGTGATAACCATACCATAATGGAAAGATATGCGGCATTCGCTAGAACCAATGCGAATGATGACTTTGGTGATGTAACGGATTGCCCCGTGTGCGGTGCTTTTACTTTAGTTCATTATAAGGACTGTGACTTTGATCTTGAAGATGAGAGCGAAATTATCTGCTATACAACCCGAGTTGCATGTTCATGCTGCGACTTCACCTTAATAAGAGGATTCAAAAACCCTAGAGAATACGGACTTCCGAACATAGATGACTTTCATCTCCATGAGTAACGCATTCCAGCTATATGACTCGATCTAGCTGTTTAAGGGTGTTTAAATCACTCTCATAAGCCGTCAAATCAGGCGCCCCACCCAATTGATGGGGCACTTATCCAAAACGTCTACACCTTCGCCTTATCAGCTAGTGACTTCACTATGATATCAACGGGACTGTTAAAGGAGGTTTCGGCAATCATGCCGGTCTGAGAAGTGCGGAACAGAGCCTCTAATGCCAGATGGCGATCTTGGTCAGACTTCAGCTTACCCTCATTAAGCAAGGCAAGGTACGTTTTGACCATAGTGACCCGTTCCTCCGCCTCAAGGCTAAGATGTGAATAGGTATTAAACTGGCGTAGCGCAACTCTGATGATAACTGCCATCAGAGTGACGACAAGAGCGGCACCTGTCGTATTGAATACTAGGTGCTCCATGCCACCACTAGCTGAACCAACTACAGATTGTATTTTATTAACTGTTTCCCCAGTACTGGCTAAATTAGAAGAAATTCCAATAATTCCGCCTTTTGCATAATACTCCGCCAATAAATAAAAGGTAGCTGCAACAGACCCACCAACACCAAATATCAACCATATAAATGCATTTCTATTATTTCTATCTTTCTTTGACTTCCAGTAACTGACAGAAGCATCTAGATCTACTTGTTCGTGGTATGCAGCAGAAGCCTGTTTCACATCAGCATATGATTGTGTGAGTCGCTCTCTTGCCACACTACCAACCTTATTAATTGCCCTTAGAGACCGCGATGCTAGCGTTTTGAATTTAAGCTTGGTATCTTCATGTAATGAGTGATGTTTAGCAATAATACCATCCATCTCATCACTATATTTCCTTTCAGAAAGGATAATTTTCTCTTCAATCGAAGATAATGTAATCACAAATTGTTCATGAGCTGCCTCGACAGATGTGATATATGAACTTACTTTTTCGCGTTTATATTCACCCTTAAATGAAAATACTAAATTTATAGCGTAAGCGTTTTGAGAAGAGTACCTACTCAAAAGATTCACATAAGCGCTATCTTGCTGTGCAGCATCTGATATAACATTGTGACTAAGGTCGCAAATATGTATCAAAGCAAATGCCGCTATTATGTCACCGTATTCTTCCTTTATTGTGAAGATGTACTTCCCTTCAGGAGTAAAGGAGTATACAGGTAACCAATTACTACATCTGCCATTAAGCAGTTCTATATGATATTCGAGATTATCATAATCTACTTCATATAACTGCTCTTCAATACATTTATTCCAAGCCAGAGTAAACAACAAATTGACTGGATACGGGCTACTTGTTTGTAACCATCCCCAAAAACTTCGCTCTCTCTCAATAAATTCGTTATATATATCCATGGAAGGAAATGACTTTTTTTTCCCTCCTTGACCGAGAGGAATAACTAATTTATTGATAATCTCTTGTTCACTCATCACACACCAGCCTCAATCGAATTCTGGATATGATGACACTGAAACTTGCTAGATCTCAATCATTTTCAATCAGTTATGAGATACCCCTCCAACGTCTCCAGCACGCTCTGTTGATCCTCTTCCGACAGCCCCAGATAGGGGCGCTCGGGCAGATTGATCTCGGGACGGCCAAACTGGTGGGCCGCACCATATTCCAGAGGGGTACCGAAGTAGAGGGTCTGGGGCTCGGCCTGATAGTTGAGGGTATCGCGCAGATCGTCATTGAGGCGCAGCACCTCATCGGTATGTCGGGGCTTGCGGGCACGGTACTTGTCCGAGAGCGGGGCCCAGGGCTCCCCTTCCGGGCTCTCTTGGGCATCCCAGCGATCCCGGTGCGCCAGCAGCAGTCCTTCGCCAATATCGGCCAGCGGCTCACTCAGGTCACCGGTTTGCTGGTAGAGCTTGGCCAGTAGATCAAAGGCATCGGCCACCCCATGATGGCTAATGGCAATAAAGCTACCGGCCATCAGATCTCATCCTCAAAGGTGGTCATATAGTGCAGCGCTTCCTCATCTGCATTAGCCATCGCGGCCTCCCAGAGATCCCCCATCAGGTCAGCCTCCGCATCACGGGCTTGCTCACACAGGGCATCCAATGCCTTGGCTTGCGCAAGGGTAAAGGGGCCATCCTGTGCCAGCAGGGCGCTGGCTTGTTCCAGCAAGGTCATTATCTCGCTCCTTTATTTTTTGATCTCTGGGCCACTAGCGGCCGCCTTTGGTAGTGGCAGCCGTGGCGTTGGCCAGCATGGCTTCCACCCGCTTGGCCAGTTCGGGAAAGTGCTCCAGCATGGATTCCCTCGCCAGTACCCAGGCGGCAAACGCCTCGGCAGCCATCTCTTTGCCATTGGTTCCGGCATATTCGGTAATCAGGCCAATACCGGTGAGATTAGGCTCCCCGGCCCAGAAGTGAACCTGATGGCCGAGCTCATGCAACCAAGTCGAGATCCGCTGGGCCGATTCCCCCAGTTTACCGCCTACATTGGCCGACACACTCCAGTGACGACGCAAGGTTTCGCCACTGGTACCTCTTGGCAGCCATTGGCGCGGACCGCTATTTGCGTGGGCATCAGTCAGCACTTCGGTGGCCGCCGCTTGCACCGCCTGCATATCCACCGTCTTTAAAGTATCGCCCCCCTTTACCTTGATAACCAGATGATCCCAGCTGGTTGCGGTAAAGCCGTTGACCCTGCTGGCCCGGCGCGCATAGTAAAAGGAGCGCACCAGGTACGGGTCTTTACCCAGGTAATCAGCAATCGCCGGGGCAATCTTGAGCCCTGCCGCCCCCTTCCCCATTTCGGTCTGCTTGATAAACAACGTTTTGACCGGATGCGCCTTGAGGAACGCCGCCAACGGTTCGCGCTGGGGGGCTGGCAACTTGGCCAGCAGATCACTCAAACCCTGTGCAGTGACGCCTTTAACGCTGGAGAAGGCGCTCTCCACTATCCGCTCTGGCAGCCGCGCTGCCAACGCAGGCTTGGCCGCTTCGCGTTTGGCCACTGCTTTGGTCAGCTCTGCCGGGGTCTGGGGGCGATAATCAAAGCCAGGATCGATACCTTTGGGGATCTTGTGCAACTCCCCGGTGGCCTTGTCCACCCACTCATATTCGCCATCGTCCGGGGCCTTGCCCACCACCAAGCCGCGCCGCTTGAGGTCGGCCCCGGAGAGCAGGAATTTCTTGCACTTGCAGCCATAGCCATTGCTCGGGCTGTGTGTCTCCCACCAGGGGTGATCCACCGGCAGCACCAGGTTGTTCCACTTGAGGTGCAACTCCCTGGGGTGCTCGGAGTCCCCGTGACGATAGAGCGCATAGGGGCGTTTGTGCTTGATTCGCTGGATCTGCTCTTCACGCCCGGCGTTATAGCTCTGGCGCAGGTTGGTCTCGAAGATGACGCGAGAGCGCCACGACGCCGGGCCGGTATGCTCCCAACCGTGGCGGGCCACAATCTCCTTGAACGCCTTCTGAAAGGCCCCGATGGATTGTCCTTCACTGATCGCCTTGTCTACCGCACCACGCAAGTCAGCCAACAGATCCCTTTTGGTGGCCCCCGCCACCATAAAGGCGCGGTTATGGGCATCGCGCCACACATCGGCCCAGCGTTCGCTCGGCATATCAAGCTTCTGGCGAAAGAAGGCGATCGCCTCGGTAAAGGGCAAGGAGCCATATCTGACTGGCGAAGAGCGAACCGGCATCAGCGGCCCTCCTCCATCTCAAGCATGCCGAGCAGCTCGCTGGCGGCGATGGCTTGTGCCATCAGCGCCCCCAGTTCGTCATGGCTGAGCTCAGGCTCCATTGCCAACAAGCCATCCCGGATCTCCTCCAGGGTGGTGGCCTGCATCACCAGTGCCTGGACAGCATCGGTCATTCCTGCCAGCAAAGGGGCTGCTTCGGCCTGCAGTCTGGCCAATTGGGCATCGTTGTTATCTCCCTGCGCATCTTTATGTGCGGCCAGTGTCGCCAGTCCCTGACGGGTCAGCCGAGCCTTGAGCTCAGCCTCCCCTGTTGCGCCCCGGTTATCCTGAATGGCCAATACCTCATCCTGGGCGGTGGGCACCGGGATCTGCAGCTTGTCATAGACCCACTGGGTCGGGATCTTCATGCCGATAGAGACCAGAGTGCGCAGCGGCCCCGCCAGTTGCTGCATATCCTCCGGCTCGGTCACGTCGAACTCCAGCCGGGGACTGCGGCGCGGGCCCTGATAGCTCTTGCCGTTCAGGGCATAGAGCGGATAGACCAGATCGCGGGTCAGGGTGGCGGCCAGCTGGCGTAGGTCGGCATCTCGCACTTCCTGGCGCACCTCGTTATGGACATTGCCCAGGGCATTGGTCGAGCTCTTGCCATCGGCCTGCGAGGTCAAGGTGCCCCCCAGAATGGCCTTGCTCATGGATCGCTCGCACCACTCCATCATCACCACGAAGGGATCAGCCTGACCGCTGGCGGCGTTCTGGAACTCAATATCCATCCCACGCGGAATAATGCCCCCGGCGTTATGACCGATGGAGAGCACTGCCTGCAGCAGGGTGGCCTTCTCTTTCTCGGTCGCCCCTTCCGGGTATTTGCCCAGCCGCACCGGCAGACCGTAGATCTCCAGAAACTCGGCGAGATCCCGCACGCTGTAGTTCTTGAACAGAAAGGGCCAGATCAGGGTACGGACAAGGCCGGTGCGCGCCAGATATCCCGATTTGGACTTGGCCTTGTGCAGCAGCCAGCCAAAGGGATTGAGCGCAACCCCCTCGTGGCTGTTATCACGCAGCCGCAGCTGGTTGCGATCGTCCGGGTGGGTCTGGAACCAGGCGGGATCGCGCCAGATGATGCCCTTGGGGAGCTGCAACCCCTCCACCAGCTCCCAGCCGCAGAACTCCTGGGCACAAAACCCCTTGAGCACCGCATCGGTGGCGTCAAAGATGGCATCGTCGAACCAGGTAAAATCCTCAATCAGCTCGCGGATCATCTCGCTGTCGCGCTTCTCCGCCGGGGTGGTATTGCGGGGCGGCTCGATTGTCCAGCTCACCCCCAGCAGAGCGCGGCGACGCTTGCCCAGCTCACTTTGCAGGTGGGCGTCTTTCTCCTCCATGTCTTCGGCCAGTTCGCACTGGGCGATCAGGTTGCCCTGTTCTGCTTCCTTCAATGCGGCTGCCGCCCTGCTCGGGGTAAGCCCCACCGTGGGGTGTTCACTGTAGTGACGGCGCAACTGGGCCAGTGCCGCCGAGTTCTCGGTCTGCGGCTCTTTTTCAAGTCGCAGGGGATTGCCGTTGATATCGATGATCCTGCCCATTACCAGGCCCCTCTTTCGAACGAATGATGGTGATCGCCCCTTGCTTCATCGCGCTTGTTGGGCAGAGGGGTGAACTCGATAGCGCCCCCCTCCATCCAGCTGGCCCGCACCGCCATGGCCAGGGCCACTGCAAAGTCACCGTGGCGCTGTTGGCCCCCTTGGCCTGTGTTCTTGCCCTTGTCGATCTTGGGGATGCCGTTGATGACCTGGATTTTCCCCAAGTCATCCTGCACGTCTGCATGGCGCGGGATTGTCAGGTTGCCATCCTCAAATTCCGCCTTGAGCTTGGGCATCCACTCTCGGTACCAGGGGTCATTGAGCATCACGCACTCGATCATCCCGGCCCCCCAGCGCAAGCGGGCGGCCTCTGCCAGATAGCCGCCGTTACCGGTGGCATCGAAGGCCGCCGCCGTGAAACGGTGCAGCCCAATCAGCAGGTAGAACAGGATCTGGCGCTGACTCTCATAGGGGGCGTTGATCAGCTCCACCACAAAAGGCACCCGTTTGCGCAAGTTGGTGGCGAGGGAAAGCGGCACGAACACCGACAAATCCCCCTTACGGGCGAAGTCTTCGCCCAGCACATGGCGGCAACTGCGGTCGAGCGCTTCCAGACAGGGTTTTAGGTTCTCCTCGCACCAGATATCCACTACCGCCTTGCGGGTCTCCTCGCTTTGCAGCTCGAAGTCCTTGGGCGCGGTAAAGCGCAGGATGGGAATATCCGGCTGCATGGCCCGCTCAATCAGCACCCGCTTGATATAGGCGCCGCTGCTCTGCTTGGGCACGCAGAAATACTCCTCCAGGGCGTCTTCTTCGGTGGCCGTGTCCTTGAGCAGACCCGCCTTCCAGGCTTCCTCTGCCTCCGGTGTCCAGGGCGTGCCCTTGACCTGGCAGATGCGGCGATAAAGCCCCTGCCGACAGGCGTCGTCCAGGGTGATGGTATGAATGGAGTAGCGTTTCTTCCCTGCCCGGCTGTCATTGATGAGCTGGTTAAACAGGTTATCCACCCCGTTGTGGGTGCTGATGAGGCGCACCCTGGCGCCCCACATGGTTAGTGCCAGCGCCGCTTTCAGTACCTCGGCCAGCCGGTCGTGGAAAGCGGCCTCGTCGATGGTCACATTGCCCTGCATCCCCCGCAGGTTGCTGGGATTACTGGAGAGCGCCTGTACTTTGAAGCCGGAGGCGAAATAGACCACGAAGGTGAGGATGGCTTTATCCTCATCGTCGGTGAATACCTCCTCCTGGATCTCACCGGCTGCCTTGTTGAACGCCTTGGCCCACATGGCCACGGCGTCGATAAACTCGCGGGCCATCTCCTTGTTGCTGCCCACGTAAAAGTGATGGCCACCGCCAGCCGCCTTTGCGCGAGAGGCCGTGAGCGTGGCATCGGCGGCCTCTGCCCAAGTGATGCCGGTACGGCGGCTCTTCTCGGCGATCTTGAGCGGGCTCTCGTCGGCGATCCACATCTTCTGATAAGGCAGCAGCACCTCATCCGGGCTGTATTCGGTGCCGAGCTCCTGCGCCAACTGCTGGGAACGGGCGATTGCGGTCTGCTCCATAGGGCTCTCGCTCATCAGGCAATCCCCAGAATTTCACGGCGAATGGCTGCAGCAGCTTCACCGCTCAACCCCGTCTGGGTGACGATCGCCTCTGTCTTGGCGGCCACCTCTTCGGCGAAGGCCTGGCGGATCTCCTTCTCCCGCTTGTGACTCTGCATGGCGGTGGATTCGAGCCGCTGGGCCGCCAGCATGGCGTTTTTCAGCATGTCGATATCCACCGCCTCCTCCGGGTTTTGCACCTGGGCCAGCATCGCCTTGAACAGCTGGGATCGGCCCAGCTCCAGGATGAGCTTGGTGGTCTCCCCCATCGGCTTGTCACCGAGTTGGGAAGTCAGGGCCGCTGTGGTTTCGCGCAAATCCCGCAGGTGCTGGCCCACCTGCTCCACCTGGCTGGCGTGGCGACTGAGCCCGGAGCGGGAAAGCTTGAGATCGTCCGGCAACCCGGCCTCTTCGATCAGACCATTTATCTCATCCAGAATGGCGGCCTGGCTGTTGCCCTTGTCCCGTAGCATGGCATTGAGGGCATCGCGGATAGGCTCGGGTAGCAGCCACACCTTGCTGGCGCGGCCACGGGTCGGTTTCTCGGCCATGGCTAGTCCTCCTCAATCTTCAGCTCGGGGCTTCTTGATGCCAGGCACCACTGCCCGGCCCTCTGCAACCTCCTGACCCCGGCCGGTGAGGTGAGCCACCTGCACCGTGGCCAGCCGCTCAATACGCACCAGCCCCTGCTCTTCCAGCCAGGCCAGCAGCGTCTTCACCCGATCCCGTGTCACCCGGCCGGTACCCAGCTGATCGAGGCAGTCATTGAGGATCGACTCGTTGGCCGCACCACCGATATCCAGCAGGGAGCGCAAGATCACCAGGCGCTGCTGGGAATCCAATATCGCTTGAATGCTCATGGCTTCTCCTTCTGTACCGCTGCAAGTTCATTCTCCAGCAGCATGTCGGCGAGGCGGCGGGCTTGGCGCAGCTCTGGCTTGACCTCTCGCAGCTCACCGCGCAGCTCGCTTATCTCCAGCTGCAGCTTGTGCAGCTCCCGCTCGCTCGGCAGATCGATCAGCGCCTGCTCCACCCTCTGCACCCGAGCCACCAGGGCGGTGAGATCTTCCCGTTTGGCGTAGGTCTTGGAGAGCAAGATGATGACCACCAACCCAACCAAACTGGCCAGGGCATACAAGGGCCCCCAGTTCCTAACGATGAATTCCCACACGGACTGCCTCCTTGCGCTCATACAGGGTCTGGCACTCGATACAGCGCTCGGCACCCGGTTCTGCAACAAGGCGGGATGGCGGGATCGCGTCATCACAATCGCAACAAATGCCATCCCCCTGGGGCCTTGACCTTGTTTGATGGGATTGAATAAGGCGCCCGGTTCGCTCGGCGTCGAGTTGCTGGGCGCGGTCTATGAGGTCGCTCAAGATCGTCTCCTTGCGGGCCGGTTACTTGACGATCATTTAACAATCTGGGTCGCTTTGAGACGGCCCCAGATAGCAACCAGACCACCGACTGCGCTGGCCAGATCAACAAGGGTGGTGGCCAGACTGGCTTGGGTACCTACATCGACCGGCACACCGAACAGACCGGCAATACCGGCGCCGACAGCAATCAGGCCGCCGATCACGGTGCGGCTCTTAAACGCCGATTTTGCTTGGGGTAACAGAGAATCAGCCATGTTGAGGCTCCTTATGTGGGGGTTGGTACTGACAGGGGGAAAATCGGGCACGGGCCCGCAGGCGATCCAGCTCGGTGACCGAACACCAGCCCTGATCGAACAGCGATTGGCGGGTGGCGTGGTGGCTGTAAAGCGGGATCGTCTCCAGGTCTGCACTGGTGGTGCTCGAAGCGGCCAGGTATGCCTTGAGGTGGGCGCGGCGCCCATCCTTGAAGCTGGCGAGATAACGGGGATTCTTGAGCTCGGGAATACCAAAACAGCCAGCGGCCTGGATCCCTTGCAACGCCTGACGGCGCTTGTTGATCAAGCTGGGTTTGCTCATGCCACCTCCCCGAACCGGATCGAGAGCAGATAGCTTTGCAGGCGCAGCAAGCGGTTGACCCAACCCCAAGCGTTGGCCCATTGACTCGGGTCTTTGCGCACTATGCCCAGCATGTAGCTGGCGCGGATCTCCAGTAATCCAAGCAGCAGGGCGCGGCCACCATCCCGACCGGTCTTGGCGGCCAGCACCCGCAAGGTTTGCTGGCCCAGCACCCCATCGGCCAGGATGCCCAGTGCCTGCTGCAGCTGACGCACCGAACGGCCAGGGCCGTGATGCACAGCCCCATCGAACAGCGCGATGGCAATCAGCGGGCAGACGCTATCGACCCGATCACAGCGGGCGGGTAACCAGTAGTTGGATCGGTAAAACAATTCGGTGTGAGCAGGTGTCAGATCGCGAATGGCGATATCTGGTTGGCCGTCTCGATCGAGGTCGGCCATGCCGTCCTTCTTGCCATCGGCGGCATCGGCGATACCGTACTTGGTATGACCACCCCGGTCTGCCGGGTGATTGACCTCGCCCCCTTCCACATCGGGACGAAGCAACCAGGCAAGAGCAATGGGGTAGGTATCAGGCAACATAAAAGGCCCCTCGATTAACTGCGTTATCCGCAGCGTACCGAGGGGCCTCTATGGCAGGGGTTTATGGTGGGTTACATGAAAATTAACTGTCTAACTTTTTGAATTCCGAATTGAGACATTCTTAAGCGACAATTTGCCTAGCTCTCTTTTTGTCCAAAAAGAAACTTGCCTACATACCAAATAGATCGCCCAATATTGTGAATGAGTTGCTCGCCTTGTATTAAAAATGAATTGTCTTGATCAATACCAGCAAGCTTGATTGCGTCTGTGATTTTTGAGCCAGTTGGATGTGCATCACCGACGCGCATATCATAGACACCAGCAATTTCAGAAAAAACTTGACGAGCCTTATCTGCTCCAATTTTCTGGGAAAGAATATCTTGCAGAAGCTTGTTTGAGCCAAGCTTATCTTTGTCTGCATGGGTAGCAATTTTTCGAAGGTCACGGACGTTTAGTCGATCCGAAAAGACGCGGACAAGGTCTTTTGCCAATCTGAGCAACGATGCTTGATCTTTGCTATGGAAGCGAGATATCTGCTGCATTGTAGATTCATCATCTATGTCGTGACTGAATAACTCCATCCCAAACTTATCACGGAAGCCTTGCTCTAGCATTCGCATGCTAGCAAAAAACAATTCCTCAACCGCATGTGTAGACGCAGGCTCGGCCTTAACTTGCGCCATCAGCAACTCTGGTGAAACCTTGCCCTCTGGCGCAACGTTGTTCGCAGCCCAGACATGTTGTTCCCAAGCAGCGAGACGGGCAATGTCGTAGGCATAGACTGTTATCAAATCCGCAGAATTTATGCCAAAGTGGGTAGCGTAGCCAGAGGTAGAACAAATCTTACCTGTCTCCGCCGTACACCATTTCAAGGCAAAGCCGCGGTGGCCTAGAAGGTCAGTCACAACACTTGAACGAAACCAAAGCCATCGGCCAATATCTTCATTATTTAGTTCAGAAGATGCCATGCGTTTGCCATCAGTCTCAACTATGAATTGAGGGAGATTAGTATCGGTATCACCACGAACACGCACGCTATGAGCTTGGTGATCAATCCACTCATCTCGCCAAAATTCACCCTCAACTCGGACTCCTTCATATCCACCTCGCTCTCCTGTCGAGCTTTCATGGCCAGTATTATGATCATTTTCTGGCCCCATCACTGGCGCATCTTCATCTTCGTCAACATCTGTACGCCAAGCACGGAATATCGCCCAACGGCCTCCGAACACATCATTGACATCACTAATTCGGAGCTCAAATCGACCGCTGTCCCGTTCCTCTTCGTGTGCTTTTAGAGCTGCGTACTCACTGCCTTCAATAGATGGCACATTTTCCACTCTTTGGCGGTAATAAGAGAGTCGAAGTGAAAGGTTCCTTGCAGCCAAATAATCAATGAGGAATTCTCGTTTGATTTCTATCAAACGATGTTCACCATTTTTATCAAAATGCTCTCGTGCTACAACAACGAAATCCTCTTCAGGCCTAACCCAATTCGTTCCATCTTTTATCAAGCGGAGCGCAACCACTAAGTCTGGATTTAGTATCCATTGTTTTCCCCCAACAACAGGTTGTGGATGCTCGAATACAAGATTTACGCCTATTGGCTCTTTATCGTTGTATTGATATTGGTCAATAGTGGCGTAATATCCATCTTCGTAAGCATAGGGGGCTACTGTATGCCCTATCCCGATATCACTCCAGCCTAGGCGCTCCTCAACTAATTTTCTATGCTCTGGTGGAAATGCGACAGACCCACAACCTAAATACTCGCTGTAATAACCAACTTTTTTTATCTTCCCATTCTCATCGTTTTCGTTTGCCCTCAATGGGATCCAGGTTGCGTTAGAGAATGTTCGGCGAGTTTCTTTGATTTGGAGAATCCACTCTTGATTCATGGTTCATCTTCCTTCATCAGCATGTTACATGCACAATTGACACCATGCTTTTATCGTAAAAGAATCTACATATCAATTATTTATTATCTATGTAGGTTATAATTGATGACCTCCAATGACCGATATCAAAAGACCTCATCAATGTGAGGTCGTTGGTGATACCTAAAACAGTTCTTGCTGTATCCGTCGTCGCATCAACTCCCGCTGTTCAGCCACCACCGCATAGGTCTGTGGGACCGACAGACCATGCTTGCGCGCAAGCTGGTCGATATTGCGGCCGTTGAACTCATCCCAGATAGCCCTATCCCGCAGCGCAGCCTTGAGATGATCCCCAGTGGGGATGTAGTAGGCACGGCCCCCCATATAATGGGCCTGCACCAGCGCCAACTTGCGGGCCTGAGCCTTGGCCTGCTCGGGCCCCATCCCCCCTCTGACCAATTCGCAGGCCAGCACATCCACCAGCTCGCTCAGGGCTTTGGGCCATTTGGCCGTCAGCTCAGAGACAGGGATCTGGTCAAGGCGATCGACCAGTTGCCCCAGCGAGGCATGATCATCGGCGAACAGATCCAGATTTTCAGTGTTAGCGTCCATCATGCATCTCCGCTTTCATCTGCTCGAAGGCCGCCAGCACAGTCTGATAACCAGCCACCCGTCCACTCTTCTTATTTGTGGGGATTACCTTCTTGGCCTTATGTAGCGCCTTCACCATCTCCCGCTTGTGCCAATTTTTGAGGGATTCCAGCACCGAGTAAGCCAGCGCATCGCTGAGCCAGGCCACCTCAGCGACCCCGATCCCCTTGTTTATCCGCACCGTCTGGCGCTCGACGTAATGATTGAGCGCTGTCTCGCTACCATCACGCAGTAGCCCATGGCGGTGCATGGTGATCCAGACTGCCCGGATAACGCCTATCTCGCCCGTTCTGACCAGGCCACCGCTGGCGGGGCTTAAACGCTGGCTGGCAGCCCCTTTAACAGGACGTTTAACGGTCGGTTTAAAGCCTGCGGCCTTCATGGCAACCAGCACCTTATCCAGTTCCTGAAGGGTCAGTTCGGAGGCTGAACGCTTGCCGCTCTGCTGCTCCAGCACATCCCGATACGTCTCCTCATCGAGCCCCAGGGTGCGCCTGCCTACCTGGACCAGCCGGATCAGGCGGGTGCGCTCACTACTTGGCTTATTGCTCGTGATTGCGCTCATCTTTACCTCCTGCCTTTGCCGTCCAGATTTGCCCTGCAGCCATCACGTCCGGCCCGCTGCGCCACTGAGGGCAATGGCTATCGAGCCACTGCTCTGCCTGCTGCTGATTCTGGGGGACGAACTTCATCACATATGCCAGCAATTGTGGCCAGTTAGACATGGCCATGACTGACTTCCCCCATAACGGCCCTATCCCGTTGCAACTCTGCCACCAGTTGCCAGCGCATCTGGCAGGCTTCTTGGGCCAGCGCATGAAAGCCACGAGCCCGTGCCTCTCTATCGAATTGCTTGAGCTGTTTGCACACAGTCCGTTTATCAGGGGCTGCCTGTGCAATGGCTGCCGCGCTGAAAATCTTGGTAAGCCGAATATCCATCTCTGTTTTGGTCATCGCCGAGCTCCTTTATCGAGGCGGTGAACTCCTGGGCTGCGCTTTCACGTTTTCCATATCGGATTCCTCAGTTGGCCAAAAACAGGCCGATGCACAGACCAGCAATGAAGGCCCCATAAACGGCGGCCATCACGTTGACCAGCAACCAGAAGGCGGCTTCGTGGTTCATACCGCCCCCAACTTGGCTTGTTCCCGGCCACTCCCCCCTGCATTCAGCTCAACCTTCATCGCCGCCATCAATGCATGGATCGTCTTCATTGCATTGGCTGACTCATCGGCGTTACCCCGCTCAACCAGCGCAAACAACTTATTGGTCTGCACTAACATTCGACTTTTCATCTGCTTCTCCCTAGCTGCTCATCAGTACCCGGCCACCACGCCGAGCAGACAGGGCGGCAGGCCGCCCTGTTTCGCACCCTCATTGCTCAAACTTGAGCGGCATCACGCCCTGATACTCCTCTTCATTGAGAGGCGCGGGCCCCAGCCCCAATGCCCAGAGCAGGGCGGCTTTGATACCATCCTCATAGGTGTCGTCGGGGTAGCAGGTGCCCTCGGTTTCGGTGATCTGCTCACAGAGCAACAGTTGTTCTTCGGCTTTTTCCACGTTGATTTCCATCGCGCATACCTCTTTTACAACTTGGCCAGTTCCAGGCTCATCTGGACGTAACGGCCCTGGCCATCCCGCTCGTAGAGCCGCAGATATTGACTGGTGCCGGTCACCTGAATGGCGTCGGCGATCGCTTTCATGGCCTGCTCCCAGTCGGCATCCTCGATATTGAGCTGACGCAGGGAGAGCACCTGGTTGACGTCGATATGACCCGCCTTGGAGACCCTAAACGCATGGTCAACCAGTGCCCGCAGCTTGGCGTCGGCACCATCGCTCCAGCGCGCGATGCACTGGTCAATCAGCGTCTTGGCTGCCTGGATCCGTTCATCAAATTTGCGGTGCTCCCCCACCGCCCGGATCAGCTTGTAACGACCGTCGAAACTGAGCAGGGTCACGTTGCCCTTGGTGCCGCCCCACGCCACCCCGTACTGCTCGGCCGAGAGATCTACAAAGTCAGCGATCTGCTGCATGGCGTTTATCTTGAACGCCGCCAGGCGGGAGCGTTCTTCACGGGCGGCCGCGATGATGGCCATCACCACCTCGTCGCGCAGCTTGTCCGCCGAGCCAATCAGGTTTTCCGGTACCCAGTGCCCCTGGGCGTTCTTACGCATCGGGGTCGAACTGCTGGTGTGTGCTTCTTGCATGACTCTCTCCTTGATTAATCCCGTTTTATTCCGGTGGTTGTCCTTACTGGCGCCAGTGCAACAGGCAGCCACCAAAACGCACTAGGGCCACATCGCGCACCACACCCCCCAGGTACTCCCGCCCCCACACCGCCCGTTTGGTCATCACTTCGGGCAGGGGGCCGGTCACCGCCAACAAGGGGGTATGACACACCCGGCTGGTGCTCACCTTGCACCCGTTCGCCGTCAGCCAGATCTGCAACTGCTCGGCAGTTTTTTGTAGATTTCTGTTCATCCCGCTCTCCTTGTGATGCCCATCCCTGTGCCCACAGGGCCCGCTGGTTTACTGGTTATTCTTCTCGGCCCGGTCGAGCAGCCGGTTGTACTTGATCCCCATGATCTTGAGCTCCTCCGCCAGCAGCTCGGTCAGGATGCGCAGGGACGAACTGGCATTCTCTCCATCGCTTTTTGCCTGTCTGCGTAACCGCGAAAGAGTGGCCTCGGCGTCATATCTGGCGCTCCTGTCCATGCCTTTGTTGTGAGGCTCAACAGAGATGCGCATCGGCCGACGCAGTTGCTGCTCCTCACCCAGTTGGCTATGGGGACAACCGCTACGGCACGCCTTCCAGAGTTTGATATCCATCGGACTGCTGCCCACGTCACGAGGACCACGCCGCTGATGGGCGAGACACTGATGCACCGGTATTTCGCCCAGAATGGGGCACATCACCTTGCTGCCCATCAGGGCCCCTTCCACCAGGGTTTTTACCCTTGCCATATCGCCGGGGTATTTTTCGTTGCAGACCTGGCTGATGGTGGTGCGAGAGATCCCGAGTTTCTCTGCCACCTGGGCCAGCGAGCTGGCCGCCACTTCGGCCTGCAACACCTCAAGCCACGTGTCCATGTGTATCCTCCTCTCGCTGGTACGGGTATAACTGCTGCTGGTTTTGATCCCAGCAACCATGGCCACGACACAGAGGGGCGTAACGTCCTGTATCCCTGACCAGCTGATAGCGTCCTGTCAGCCCTTGTCTGGCGGGCACAGGCAGCAAACTGTCAACTTTGAACAGCACTTTGACGTAACCGGCTTTCACCAACCGATCAGTAAAAAACCAGGCTTGTTGCTGACCCGCCCCAGCGGTCAGGATCAAATCAGTGAGGGTGAAGAAACGGCTGATCTTCATGGTGTTCCACATCTTCTGTTGATTGGTTTTGCGCTTGTTCCGGCATTTGGGCCTCTTCTGGCCACAGCTCTTGCCAATAGGTGGCATGTATTGGGCGCTGACCACTTTGAAATAGGCCGGACGAGATACCACGCCGTCCGGGTGTTTGACTAGGTGGCCAGCGGCCAACCAGTCACGCATGACCTTGTAGATATGTGCCTCTGACATTCCCGTCACGGCGATCACGTCCTTGATCAGAAATACCTCTTGCTGACACATCCATTCCCAGGCTTGCAACGTCATTAACGTCGCTTTTTTATCAACCACTGGAATCCCTCCCGTGCTTTGTTTTTATTGGCTGTAGCCTGACGGCTAGCGACTACGGCGCACGTCATGGAGCAGTTCGCTGGCGTCCACATCCTCCAACCGGATAATCCGGGCATCAGAGGCCATGGCCATCTTCTCTATCTTGTCGAGGGCCGAGACGATGGTGCGCACCACGCCATTGGAACGCTTGCGGATGAGATCCAGCAGGGCATCGTCGATCTCCACGTCCACCTCCAGCATTTCGCTGGCGATCAGGGACACGTCTTCCAGATCGGCGGGTTTGAATTCAATCCACTGAGATATGCGGTTAAACAGCTGCTTGCGCTGACTGATACGACGGGCAATCTCTTCCATGCCCACCAGGATCAGGGGTTGTTCGGTGGCATCGTAGATATCGCGCAGTGTCTCCATGATGCGGGCATTGCCGACCACGTAATCGGCCTCATCCACGAAGATGGCCAGCTCTTCGGCGCGCACGGATTCAATGATGCTATCGACCTGGGCCCGCAAGTTGTGGCGCTGGGGAATGCCGATCTCTTTGGCGATCTGCTCCAGCAAACTGGTCACAGTGTCGGCCTTGTAGCAGCGGACATAGATGCCGTTCACTTCGTCCTGGTTGAACAGCCACTCCACAGCGGTGGTCTTGCCAAAGCCGGAGGGGCCGTGGATTAGCCCGATACCCGGCACTATGCTGGAGCGGTTGAGCAAGTTGTCGAGCAGCTGCTCGGTCTTGATCATGTTTTTGACTTCAACGATCTTGTGTTTCATCGTGGTTTTGTCCTTTGTTTTTGGGTCTTTTCGGGCTAATCGCTAACCTTTTGCCTGGGTGTGGCGGATCGCCCGAACATCATCCAGATGGCGGTTAATCCGTTTCGCCATCAGCTTGTGGCTGTAGAGGTACCGGGTCAGCCACTCCCTCTCCCGCTCTGTCAACGGGGCATCCAACTCCTTCTCTGCCAAACAGATGGCCTGTTCGTACTCGGTCTTGAGCGCTCTCGATTCCTGCCCTGCCGTTGCTTGCTGGCGGGCGGCTTTCTCTTCTCGCCTGGCCTCAATGGCGGCAAGTTCTGCAGCGCTGAACTGAGCCGGTTCACCGGGGACGGCAATGCCCGATAGTGCGGTCAGGGCCGGGTTATCGAGGGTGAGATCACTGCGTTGGAACTGGGCGATATCCCGCGCCTGGGAGACGAAGTGGCGCACCACATCCTGATGGAGCTGGTCGATGCCAAAGGTCTTGGCCACATTGCGCATCTCGCGGCGAAAACCGGCCAGAGCCTTGGCATCGGCACGCTTGGCGGCACGGAAGGCATCCGGGCTGACACCATTGCCCAGCAGGTCGATGTTCACGGCCTCGATCCGCTCGTTCCAGTCGCCTGTGCGATACAAGATGGCGCGGCCCACATCGCTGGGGTCGAGGAACACGCTGACCCGCTGGCTCTTCCAGCTATGCTCCAGCAGTTCTGGGGCCGTGTATTTGAGCCCACCGGCTTTGATGAAGCCTTTGGAGACGGTGGCCTCGCCGATGTGGTTAAGCAGCAGATCCAGCGCCGACTCATCGCCAATGGCCCGCCGCTGATAGCGGGCATGACCATATTTTTCGTTGGGGGTCATCCCCAGGGAGCCATGCTTGCGGTTGTGGTAGCGGGCATCGAGCCAGTTATCGAGCAAGCTCTGCAGCTCACAGGCCGTCATGGCCAGCTCGAAGATCTCCTTTTCGGCATCCGGTTTGCGTTTTTCTTCCAGACGCTGGGCAAAGCTCTTGCGTGCCTCGATCACCTGCCGATCGGCCACGCAGTGGCCGATATAGGAGGGCAGCAACTCGATAAGGCCGTGGCTCATGGTGCGAAAGAAGCGCTCTATGTGCGGTTTCTCCCACCCCGAATAGGCGTTGGAGCGGCTAACGTTCATGCCGAGCAGGGTGCAGATGGACATGACCCGCTGACTCACGTAATCAGAGCCGTTATCGGTGCGCATCACGCCGTTATCGTTGAGGGTGCCCCACGCCAGCAGCGTCTTGCGCAGCAGCAGGCAGATCCCCTCGCTCGATGAGGTTTTAGCCACCAGCAGGCGCACCCGACGGGTAAACACGTCGATCACCGCGATGATGCTGTGACGACCATCCACCAACATGGCATCGACCGGCGTACTGTCGAACTCCCAGACGTCGTTGGGCTGAGCCATCCAGGGGTACATCTCCTCGATCGCGCTGCGGTATTTGTTGTTGTAGGCATCCGGGTTGGTGGCATAGGTAAAGGCCACCTTGTTGTCTGCCAACCATTTCACCATCCAGCGACGCAAGGAGGATTGGCTGGGGATGTGCCATCCCAGCTGATTCATCTCGTTGTATTGGCTGGCAAGTTCGTGCAGGGCTCCCCACTTGTTGGCCAGATGGGGTTTGGCGGTGACCAGTGCGGTGAGAAACTGGGCCAGATCCGGGCTCTGCTCGACGGTCGATGGCCGCTCCCGCTGGTAGTTGCCCGCCAGGGCTGCGGGGCCTTCGTCCGCCAACGCACTCTGCCAACGGCGCAGGGTGATCAGGCTGAATGGTTTTTGCCGGTCATAGACGCTCGCAGGGAGTGACAGGCTGCGGGCACGGTAAGCCTCAATAAATGCCCGGCGCCCCACCTCCCCTTGTTGGCAAGCTTGATAGGGTGCCAGGAAAATATCGGCGGCCTGCAGGATCAGCAGTCTGGCATCGACCTTCTGGCGAGCACCCTCCCCCAATGTCAGCAATTTGCGGCCTGCCTCCGGTTTGACCGGCACCTCACGCGCCAACAGCTTGGCCATGGCCTTGCCACCCGCCGCATGATCGGTCACGGCTTGACCTTGTGCGGCCACGGCTTGCTCTGCCAGATAACGGCGGGCTTCGATCGGCAGTGAGCTGATGTGGTACTCGGCCCCTTTGCCTTTCTCGCGTTTGCGGCTTTGCCACTCTTCACGCTCGGCCTTTTTTCGCACACCATCGGGGTAAGCCGGCATGCCGGCCAACCCCGCCAACGCTTGGGCGGTGTACCAAGTGCTCAT